ATCGGGATGGTGGTTATCGGCGTGGGCAGCTATTTTGTGAGATTGCCGAACGGATTGCGTGCGGGTGTGTATGTGGAAGTATGGACACGGCAGGTGGTGGAACATTATACGCATGCGCTGGAGGGAACGTTCTTGGAGGGTGTGCCGGACTTCAGCCAGTATGCGGAAAATGATGTGGTGCATCTGAGCGATGTGTCAGGAGACCCGACGGTGCTGGTGGACAACACGACGTATCCGCTGGAGATTGAGGAACTGGAAGACGGGGATGTGTCGATAAAGCTGAGCAAGTTTGAGACGAAACCGACACAGGTGACGGATGACGAACTGTATGCGCTGGCGTATGACAAGATGGGACTGGTGAAGACCAGACACGGGAACCGATTGAGTGAAACGATGCTGGATAAGGCCATTCATGCGTTTGCTCCGACGGAGGACACAGCGGAGACGCCTGTGCTGTTGACTACCGGAACGATGGATGAGGACGGACGCAAGAAGTTGACACGTCTGGATGTGATTGCGTTGCGCAGGAAGCTGGATAAGCTGAAGGTGCCGAAGAAGGGACGCAGACTGGTGCTTTGCAGTGACCATGTGGCGGATTTGCTGGAAATAGACCAGAAGTTCCAGAACCAGTATCATGATTACTCGACGGGAGTGATTATGAAGATGTACGGGTTTGAGATTTATGAGGCGGTGAACTGTCCGCTGTTTGACTGTACGACGAAAAAGAAGAAGAGCTTCGGTTCGGTGGCTACGGTGAATGATTTTGAGGGGTCGGTATTCTTCTACGTGCCGCGCATGTTCAAGTGCAAGGGCGGTACGAAGATGTACTACAGCAAGGCGGAGAATGACCCGGTGAACAAGCGGAATCTGGTGAGCTTTACGACGAGGTTCGTGGCACTTCCGCAGAAGAAAGAGGGCGCGGTAGGTGCTATCGTATCGGGCAAATAAACAATCGAGAAGTGTATAACCAAAGGGACGGGGGATTTATCCCCTACCCTTGTAATAAACAATAATATGGCAAAGAAAGTGACGAAAGTGACAACGGAGGCGCAACGTATCTGCAAAGAGCTGGGTGTGGACAGATTGTTCTACAACACGAAAGGAGAATACTTCACGAACCACTCTTATGCGGTGGCGAGTGAAGGGGGCGACAAGAAAAAGGTGTCCACCTATATGTATGACACTGACGAGGAAGAAAAGGCACCGGAGAAAGAGGTGAAAGCGTCTGTGAAAGCGGATAAGAAGGATGTGAAAGCAGAGAAGGAAGCTGTGGATGCCGGAAATGCAACTGAAAAGACGGAAGGCGATGAATAGAGTCAATATCAAAAAGGGCAAAGTTGGCCGGAATGCCGCAGGCGGTTATGAAAAGATTTCGGCACTGGTGGGGTATTTCGGTGCGGTGGGCAGCGGAGAGACGACACTGGCAGAGGGGAAATACGCATTGCTGACTTCTACGAACGACATGACGGCATACGGTATCAGTGAAGCAGCGAATGCGTTGTTGTATCACCATATTACGGAATACTTCCGCATGGGTGGTAAAGGAGCACAGTTGTACGTGCTGAATGTGGCTAAGGGAGAAGGTGGCAAGTATGCAAATCTGATTAACGATGAGGCGGTAACGGGGCTGATTGCGGATAGTGACGGTCAGGTGTTCAACATCGGTTTTTGCTATATACCGGATAAAGTGACGCTGGTGGATGGAATACCGGATGAAATGAGCACTGCCATAGTGGATGCACAACTGCTGGCGGACTGGGCACGGCAAGGCGGAAGACCTGTGCATGTGGTGCTGGAATGTGCAGGACTGAGCACCGTGACAGCGGCAACGATGGCGAACATGAGGGAGCTGAAGGTGGAAGGTGCCGCACTGGATTGCCCGCAGGTGAGCGTGATGATCGGTCAAGATTGGGGTTTTGCCGAGACGCTGACAGGGGCGGCGCAGAAATATGCTGCGGTAGGCAGTTTGTTGGGGTGTATGGCGGCTCAGCCTGTATCGTACAACATCGGCGAGGTGGCTACAATGATACTGACGGATGCGAACCGGGGAAACTGGGTGAATGCGGGATTGTCGAGTCATGAACGGGTGAAGGATAAAGAGAAGGAGCTGGAGAGCCTGAATGCGAAAGGTTATATTCTGGGGGAATATTACTCCGGAGTGGTGTGTCTGAATGATGACCATGTGTGCGCCCGGATTGTGGTGGACAAGGATGGGAACATGAGCGAAAGCACTATTGCTATGAGCCGGACGAACTGCAAGGTGATACGGGAACTGTATGCGGCTTACTTGCAGAAGGTGAAAACGACGGTACCCGTTGACCCAGTGACGGGGAAGCTGACGACAGGGATGGTGAAGTACTTTGAGGATATCGGCAACGATATCTTTGCGAACATGGCGGCCAAGCAGGAACTGAGCGGTGGAGAAACTGAAGTGGATGAAGACAGTAACCTGATGACCGGGGAACGGACGCTGGAGGTATTCTTTCGGTGGATGCCTATGGGGTGTATCGGTTCCATCGAAGGGACGGTGAATATTAAGAGTTCTATTTAGTTGACGAGGAGGCAATATGAAGATAAGAAGAGACGGAAAAGCGTATGACGGCGGGGATGCCACGATAACGGCGCTGGGGCAGGTGTGGGAAGAGGTGACGGCCATAGAGTACGGCACGACACAGGAACACCAGAAAAACCACACGATAGGCAGCCGCAGGGCTACGAGCTGGAGCATGGGCAAGATAGACCATACGGGAAGCATTACGATGATGATGAACCAAGCGGTGGCATTGGAAGGTGCCTGCGGAGGGGACTTGTTGAGCATCAAGCCGTTTCCTATCAATGTGACATTCGTGGACGGTTATAACAAAGTGGTGAATGATACGATTCTGGCCAAATTCCAGAGTCAGGGGCGAGAAGTGAATACGGAAATGGGACTGAACAAGCAGTATGAACTGTTTGTGCTGGAAGTGGAATACAATAACGTATAAATTAAAAATTAAAGAATTAAAAATTAAAAGGTTATGGAAATTACAAAGGAGTTGATCGAGAAAAAGAGAGCGGAGAATCCGGGTTGCAAGCTGGCAAAGGTGGCACTGAAAGCGGAGGATGAGAAAAGCGTAGCGCTGGAAGTGCTGGTGAAGAGTCCTGACCGGAAGATTATCAGTGAGGCTGAAAAATGGGAGAATACGAATCCGGGAAAGGCGAAAGAAATTTATGTGCGCAACTGTGTGCTGACGGATGTGGACGCTGTGATGGAGGATGACAACCTGTTCTATCAGGCATTCTTTGCTGTTACTGAACTTCTCCCTTTTCAGAAGCCCGAAGTAAAGATGCTGTAGACGGGTGCCCGCCCCTGCTGGATACGGCAAACACGGACTATGTGAGGAAGTATAATGCGATGTTGAGCCTGTGGTTTCATATTCCTTTCCCGGAAGATTTGCCGGATGAGGTTTGGGCGGAAAAGGTAAGGCAAATGGAATGGCTGGCGAGAAATGGAATGCTGGGTGTGAAACTGAACGAATAGACGGACATGAGATATATTGTTGATTTGATAGCGAGGTATCAGAGTGCCTGGGGATTCGTTTCGGGTACACTGGCGGGGGAAGCGGAAGGGCTGGCCAATGCGGGCATCTTTAAAGCGGGCATAGCCTTCAATGAGGCGAAATGGAAAGGTAGAAACGGTAATGAGGCGAAGTATGACGCGCCCGTATATGCTCCTACAGACTGGACTTGGGCGGAAATGGTGATGAAGCATGAGGGGAAAGAAATGAATTTTTCGTTCGGCAGTCTGAAGGAAAACAGTACAGGCGTGTTTGCTCCGCCTCCTCTTATGAGATTCAGGAGGACGAAGAATATCACGGTAACGGTGATAGACGGAGGCAATGAGGCGGAAGTGGTGGAAAACTTCGGGGTGAATTCGTGGGAGATAGAACTGGACGGGCTGGTGGTGGATATGGATGAACACGGATATCCGGGGGAAAAGGTGAAGCTGCTGGCGGAGTTCTTTGAGATAAACGATGTGATAGACGTGGCGTGTCCGCTACTGCTGGACTTGGGGATAAGGTCTATCTATTTCCGGGAACAGAGTTTTGAACCTGTCGAAGGTTTCCCGGATACGGTGAAGTATTCGCTGGTAGCAAAGAGTATCAAGCCTGCTGTATTCTCTTTAATTCAATAGGTTATGTTGTATTTGAATTTGTGTTCGAGGCTGACTATTGAACAGCAATTGGGTGGCAGGAAGGCGGTACTTGACCGGATTTCAAGCGCGGAGATAAGCAAGACGGTGGAGACGTTCGGGGATAAGGCTACGGTAGTGATACCACGGCGATATGGGAGCGAACAGGGGGAACTGAAAGAGTTTATTTCCGTGGGAGACCGGGTAAAGCTGGAACTGGGATATAACGGGGAGCTGGCTGTGGAATTTGAGGGGTATATACGGGAGATCGAGAGTGGGTTTCCGATGAAGTTGTATCTGGATGACGAGACGTTCTTCATGAGGCAGAATTCTTTTGTGAAGAGTTGGAAGGAGGTGACGCTGAGAGAGGTGCTGGAATACATTGCACCGGGGTATGAGATAGAATGCCATGAGGCGAAGTTAGGGAAGTTTCAGATTGATAACCAGAGTACGCTGGCGGTGTTGAGGGTGCTGAAGGAACAGTATGGTTTCTATTCGGCGATACGAGAAAGGAAGCTGGTGTGTAAGTTCAAGTTTGAGATGGCGGTGGCAAAACAGGTGCATGTGTATGACTTTGAAAAGAACGTGAAGAAAGGTAATCTGAAATACAAACGCAAGGAAGACAAACACATAAGGATAAAGGCTGTGAGCTATAGCCGGGACGGGAAAAAGACGACGGAAACGGTGGGAAGCAAGGAACAGTTTGCGACGGTGAAGACGCTGAGCTATGCGAATAAAACAGCGAAAGAGCTGAGGGAACTGGCATTGGCGGAATATAAAAGGGTGTCTTTTGACGGGTTCGACGGGACAGTGACGGGCTTCGGCCTGCCGAGGACAAATGCAGGGGATACGCTGAAACTGATATCGGCACGGGAACCGGAAAGGAACGGAAAGTATCTGGTGGAAAGCGTAACAGTGAGGTATGGGAATGCTTTTTTTGAAAGAATAAATAAACTGGGGTATAAGGTAGAATGAATGCGGAACAGGCTTTTGAGGAATTGATTGAAACACTGGCAAGACGGGCTGCAGGCGGTGGGATGGGTTGTCGGGTGGACGTGGGAACCGTAAAGGATGTGAATGAACAGGAAGGAACATGCACGGTGGAACGGGAAGGGAAACCGGAAATGCATGAGGTGAGGCTGAATGCTGTGATTGATGAAAGGGTAAAGGATGTTTTCAGGATAATACCTGCCACGGGTAGTTATGTGATGGTACTCCAAATGGGGATGGCCGAAGGAATGGTATTGGCTACGTCGAAAATTGAAAGGGTTGAGATAAAGACGGGCAATGTGACTATGAGTCTGTCTTCTGCGGGAATTGTAATGAACGGCGGGGAACTTGGAGGGATGATTGATATTGGGAAACTGACGGATAAGGTGAATGATCTGGTGGAGGCTTTTAACGGGCATACGCATCAGGTGAGTACGACCGGGTCGGCATCGGCTCAAAGCGGGACGGCGGCGGTAATCGCATCGAAGGCAAAGAAGCTGGATAGAGGGGATTATGAGAACAAAAAGGTGAAACACTAAAGATGAAGGGTTATGGGAAGACGGGGAATTGTGCTGGACGAGCGGGGGGAGCTGAAGGTGAAGGTGATGAAGGACGCTGACGGATTTATCACGCAGGGGCTGGTGGTGGATGAGAGTGACTATGACCATGTGGCGCTGATTGTGGCGTCGAATAAAGGGGATTTCAAGGATTATCCGGTGCTGGGTGTGGGGGAACGATATCTGAAGAGTGTGGGAAGGGCTGCGGAGATGCGGGCGGATGTACAAACACAATTGGAACTGGACGGGTATAAAGCGGATGTGCAGGTCTCTGACACGGGGGAACTGGTGATTGATACGAAGTGAGAGAAGGGAGGTATAAAATGAGAAAGAGAATGAATATACAATTGGGGGTTGCGGTGTTCCTGACGCTGTCGGGGTTGGTGCTTGTGTTCTGCGGGTTCTGGGTGGCTCCAACGGGAGAAATCCACAATTCTGTTCTGGTAGCCTACGGCGAGATTTCAACATTTGCGGGGGCATTGTTCGGAGTGGATTATACTTATCGATTTAAACGGTATTTAAACGCTAATAATAAGGAGGAAAAGAGGAATGAATAAACCTATTTATATTGTGATACATTGTTCGGCGACACGGGAGGACAGGGAGTTTACGGAAAATCAGGTAAATGAGAGCCATGTGGCTCGCGGATTCGGTAAGTGGGGTTATCACTACTACATCAGGAAGGATGGCCGGGTGGTGAAGATGCGGGCTGAGAACGAAATCGGGGCGCATGATAACTGCCTCGTGCCGGGAGAGAAAATCAGCTATAACCGTTGCTCTATCGGGATTTGCTACGAGGGCGGACTGGACAGGAACGGAAAGGCGAAGGATACGCGGACGAATGCACAGAAAAAGGCTATGAGGGAGCTGGTGGCGGACATCTGCAAACGATATGAGATAGTGGATGTGCTGGGACACAGGGATACTTCACCGGATAAAGACGGAAATGGGATTGTGGAACGGTGGGAATGGCTGAAAGAATGTCCCTGTTTCGAGGTGAAGGATGAGTTTGTGAATTTCCTGCGCCCGGTGATTGTGAAACCAGAAAGATGAGAGGTATGGGAAAGATTATGTATGTGATTTGCCTGATGATGTGTTTTTGTGCATGCGGGACAAGGAAAGTGAGTACGGAGCTGACGGATTACAGAAAGCTGGTGAGTGAACTGAAGGAACTGGCATCGAGCTATGAGCGAAGGACGGAAGTGTACAAGGACAGCCTGATGATGATGCGCGGACTGATGGAGAAAAGCAGTAATATAACGGATAGTGTTTCCCATCTGGAGACTTCGTATGCAAAGAGTGATGCAGCGGTGAGAGGTGGAAAACTATTTCATTCGATAGAGAATAAAGATAGTATTCCGGGACAGGTCAGGTTTGTGTTTATCAATGTGGAAAGGCATGATACACTTTGGAGGGAAAGGACTGATTCGGCTACTGTGGAGAAGAAGGAAAAAACACGGATGGTGATGGAAAAGAAACGGTTCGGTGAGGTGTTTTTTTATACAAGCGGCTGGGTGGCATGGATTATTGTTACGGCTGGTGCAGGGATATGGTTCAGGTATAAGGTGAAAAAGGGGGAAAGATGAAGTATATGGTATTGGCCGGGCAATCGCTGGCAGACATTGCATTGCGGGTATATGGAAACGCTGACGGCGCGATCATACTGGCGGAAGAGAATGGACTGGAAGTGACGGATGTGCTGGAATCGGGGCTGATGCTGGAGTATGCACCGGAAAAGGTGATGAACAAAGGGATAGTGCAGTACTATGCAGCACAAGACGTGAGACCAGCGACAGCACTTGTTGGAAGGGTGTTCGATGATACATTTGATTTATCTTTTAACTGAGAGGTATGGCACGGGATATACTGGATATAAAGACACAATTGAAAGCGACATTCGTGGACAACGTGACGCTTCAGGAACTTTACGGACTGGATACGACTAAGGGTTTTGACGAGCAATTCTCGAAAGTGAGTATTGAGGCGAGACTGATTGATGTGTGGGCAGCGGCGACATGGATGCTGGAGCAAATTTGGGATGCTTTCAGAAGTGAGACGGAAGCGGTTATTGATGAGGGATATGTGACAAGTGAAAGATGGTATTATGCGAAGGCACTGGAATTCCAGAAGGGTGATGCACTGGAATATAATGAGAAAGCGTATAAGTTTGAATATGCCGTGACGGATGAGGCGAAACAAGTGGTGAAGAATGTGGCAGTGCGTCAGGTGACGGATGAGGGGGTGACAAAGTTGAAAGTGTATTTCAGTGATGCCGGAAAGCAACCGCTGACGGGGGATGTACGAACGTCTTTTGAAACTTATATGAGGCAGGTGGGAGCAGCCGGGACTCATTATCTTTTTGTGAGCGAGACACCGGATGAGCTGAGGGTGCATCTGCATGTGTATTATGATGCGCTGGTGCTGGACAGCACTGGTGCAAGACTGAATGGCGGGGAAAACCCTGTAGAGGAAGCTATTGAAGGATATCTGAACGGACTGGAGTATGGAGGTGTGATGTATGCATCAAAATTGATTGATGTGATACAACAGGCTGAGGGGGTGAAGGATGTGACGCTGGACGGGACGACGTGGAAGGGAACGCTGGAAGACCGGAGGCGTATTGATGCGGAAAGTGGTGCGTTTGTGTATGTGCGGGAAGAAGGTGATATTGTTTATGTTATTGACTGATGGACTGGAGGAAGTGGATAATTGAACGGTTACCGGAAAAGTTGCGGGTGACGGGGATGATTGCGGTGTGCATGGTGCTAACGCTGCCGATCAGGATGCTGTATGAGGAATTTGTGACATGGCAAAAGAAGATGAGGACAAAGGTGGCGGGAACTCCACAGGTGTGCATGTTGCAGAAGATTATACGGGATGAACTGGGATTGGATGTGCGGATTGAGGAAGGGAACGGAAAGCCGATAGATTTCATTATCAAAACGACTTTTGTGGATGTGGATAAGGAAAGGCGGCTTTTTGCACTTTTAGACAGGTATAAGCTGGCGGGAAAATCGTACGGCTACGAGAATGCAGGGATTATGATAACGGCACAATGGACAGGGTTTGTATGTGAGCTGGCGAATATGGAGAGTGAGTGGACAGGGTTTGTGTGTGAACTTAAAGGCAAGCGGGATAATAGTGTGGAGGCTGATGTTCTGGGGTATGGCTTCGACTTGAAGGTAACGGCACAGTATCCGGTGTCGGAACCTCTGCCTATTCATTTTAAGGTTGGCAGCGAAACAACGGAAAGGACTGTACACTATACAAGCACAAAGGAGAATCAGGCAGTGATATTTCCGGTTGATGCCATTGGGGGAAATGCGATTGTGGAGAGTTCCGTTCGTCTGGGAATAACGGAAGATGATGAGTATGTTTATGAATTTAGACTGATATAATATGGCTATAATCAATACAGGAATGCAAAGGGGAACGGAACTGACCGTAACAAAAAAGATTGGGGGTGTTATGGTGAATGGATATCCGAGGATGTATAAGGTGACGGATGCATTTGGTAATTACGCGGCAGTGACAGCGGAAGAACTGGCAAAGTTGGCGGTTGCGGAATATCAGGTGCGACTGGATGCGTTTAAGACGTATGTGGAAGGCGTTGAAAACGGGGTGACGGTGAAGACGGACGAGGCGTATGTGGAGAATTTGGGGGCGTGTCCGATAGCATAACAGATAAAGGATTGAAAGATGAATGATTTATTAAAACGGGCAAAGGAGATCAGGGATGAAGTGCGGATTGGCAGGAATACGGCTTCACGTGTTGGGGGATTGCTGGTGGACATTGTAGGGCAAGTTGGTGGAGCGGGTACGTTCGTTCCGCTTGGCAGCATACTTTTGAATGAATTTGATGATTTGACCGAACCGGGATATTATACTTATTCTCTACAGGACGGTACAGGAGAGATTAACGGTATTCTTGTAATTAGTAGTCATGGATATTCGGTAACTTCGCAGAAACGCTATGAACTTGACGGCGTTTATCAACGAACTTTCACGGATGAAGGTTGGGAAGGATGGGGAGACGAATTTATCTTTAAGCTGAGAACATACATTGATAATGATACGGTTTATTGGGATGGCAATAATCAAGTTATCAAAGCTAAGGGAGGTGTTTTAGAAACTATTTCTATACGAATTTCCATAAATCCGGCTAATGTTGGACAATGTACGATTTCCGCCATAGGAGATATTATAAACGTCGTGGAATCGGAAGATAAAAGTAACTATTATATTACAGCCGCTAAGACAGGAACCGTTACTATTAAGGTTATTCCTAAAGACGGATATCAGGTACAAAAATTAAACGTAGACCAAGTAAGTCAAGGCTCCGTATCAGAATATACCTTTGAAAATTTGGCTTCTGATCATACCATGTATGTGTGGATGGAGGAAATGTTGGTGCAAACCGACACGGACTTCCTCATCCGCAGTGACAAACCATCCGTTTATTATTCGGGACTTGGAGAATGTATTGCCGCAATTAAAGAGGATTATCCGGATAAACTCACAAAGGATATTATGATTTCCTGCGTAAAGAAGGCTACAGAGGTACGCGGGTCACAACGGAACTCAACTTATGGAATCTGGACATCTACCTTAACTGATTGGAATAAAGACAGCCTTTATACCTTAACCATCAACGGCAACGGGCTATATACCATCAATTGCAAGTGGCTCGGTGGATTGCTTTTTGAGAATGTGGACAATGTGTTTATCAAAGGTATTTCCATGCTTAATTATTGCAATTTCTCCGGTGCTGCTTCTCCTGAAGAGTTAGCGGCTATTATGGTACGTAGCAATGACGCTACGGGCAAGGTTAAGAATGTGGCTCTGCATAACTGTAAGTTCAATGGCTACTATACGGACAGTTCCGGAAAACAGTGGCACACATGGTATTGTTTGAGATTAAAAAATGTCTCTAATGCACTAATAGACTCCTGTAATTTTGATAGAGCTTCTTCGGTGGTAGTATATATGAATGGGATAGATAGTGCAGAAATAAACCGTTCTTATCTTAAAGGAGATTACTACATAAACGCTGGTGGATTAGGTCACGCAAATGTATTGTCTATTTCTGGAAATAATGCTTATTTGAAATTGGCGGATAATACTATTGACGGCACAGGCATGATTGAATACGCATGTTCTATCGGCGGAGTCAGTGAATTTGATTTGGTTAGAAATACAATTAAAAATTGTGCAGGACAGCCTTTCAGTATTTCCGGAGATATGCAGCGCTTCAATATAAAAAGTAATCTGTTCCATTCCAATATTACAGGTGGTCTGTACGCTTATGTCAGAAGAATGTTTGGTTGTTCAGGCATTAAAGAACTCAATGTTGACAATAACACTGTCTACTTTAATGGTGAGTACTCATCATCACAGGAGTTTTTATCAGGTAATTTTGAGAAGCTGGCAAATTACAATAATATCTTTATTAATAAATTAGGAAAAGCGTATGTTGCTTTCCTCAACAACAGTGGTGGTGTGAAAGAATATCTTTCAAGTAATAACATTTATGCTTCTGCATTTTGGAATAATAACCCATCGGAAAGGTTTATTAATTTTTCTCCGGTAAAAGCTGAGATTAATGAAGGTGATTATTTGGACTTTTCTTTTGAAACAAGAAAATTGGGAGAATATAAAAATCGGGGTTACGAGGCAGATTCAACCGCATTGAGTAATGCCGATAATATACTGAACATTGACGAAGGAGGTACGGACTACAAACTACTGGAATCATTAAAAAATACCTATCTATCAAATAAAGAATACGCACCGGAGTTTGATATAGATTACTTACGTGCATCTATTAACAATGTGTCTCCGGGTGCATATAACCTATTTGGCGAACAATGGGATGAAACGACAGATGCCAGTACAGGGTATGAAGGTACTAATATGGCAGACCTTGAAACGTTTAGTAATTCTATTGTTTACATAGTTCCTACGGATGATATTATAACTGTAAGAGTTAATTCCAAGAATAGAAATCTTTTCATCAAGTCTCTGTTTACCTCAGATAATGGACACTCGTTCATCCGCTTTGGTCAAATAGTCACAGCATCTTTGCAATGTACATATAATGAGGAAACAGGTATGTACGTAGAAGATAACAATTACACGTTGAACATTAAAGAAGAAAGTTATGAGTAATCAGGAATATGTAAATAAGCTAATTGGTGGTATTGGACGTGTTAAATTAGCAACGAAGGTTAGCAACGCTTTTCCGCTTGTAGGTGAAACGGTTACTTTGGAAGCGGTGACAAAATGGGCACAAAAGATGTATTTTACAAAAAGAAGTACCTCTGACACTTCCATTTCTGCGGGAGAAACGATTGATAATACTTCGCAGAATACTTCGGTAACAGTTCCCGTGAGTACTGAGGGCGATTTAAGGCAAGAGGTACGGGCGGTAAATTATCGTAATGCGGAAGAATTGTTTTCCACTGTATTAGTACGTTACCTGTATGCAATGCAGAATCAGATACTTCCTTATCACGATGTCGGTGTGTCCTCAGAAATAAGCCGTACAGACCAGAATTTCACGATAAATATAATGTCGGATAATGGTTATGATTTATCACGTGAGCATACGCTTGAAGTGTTTATTCTGAAAGAAAACGGAGATAGCGGTGTTCCTGAGGATGTTATTGCTCATCGTACACAAACTGATTTCACTCTTACAGGTGGGTTACTGACTTCTACGGAAATAAATATTCCATCCCGAGGAATCTATGATGTGGAAACACGGTATTATGATACAGGTACTCAGAAGACTATCAGTAAGCGCATTAATAAACTGATTACAATAACTCCTCGTTTGGCTGCTAAACCATCGGAAGGACAGGAACCGAAAATGAGCATTGTATCTGACGGATATCCCGATGCAAAGATTGATGTTTATGAAACCGGGGTAAACGATTGCTATATGGTTTTTACTATTCCGGACACAAACTATTATAAAGATATCAATCTTGATAGCCTTCCATCCGGTTATGATGCCTATACCCTTGTATTAAAGAAAGCTGTGGAAAACGGTACTTCACGTTTGAGGTTGGCTAATACGGAGATTAAGGGTAATCCGCAGCAAAGCCCTTCCCCGCAATTTTCTGAGAATAATCCGTTGGTGGTAACTATTGACCAGAACACGCCATTGGCACTTTATGGTACAAGTTGGAATACTATATGCTTTGTTTCCATGTGGCATGTCGTATTAGATGGAAGAGGATATTACAATCTTTCTAAGGGTATTAAATTAGATCGTAATCCCGACCATAAGATTACATGGCCGGTTATTCATTTGCAAGTTCCGGACGGAAGTAAATACTTTGAAGCTTTTGAACTTGAGATACTCGCTTGTAGTTTTGCGGGTATATCTATAAAAACCGATCCGACAGCTTCTAATCCTTGGTACTGGAATGAAAATTTTGAGCTAAATAATCTTTGGCTGCATCACATGTATGTGCATGATACCGATAGTGAGGGTTGGTATATAGGCTATTATACTCCCGAAAAATCAACAGTTGTTTATACAGGCGAAACTGTTACATTTAAAAATTTGAAAGGTGAAGACGTAACTTATATCAAAGGATACTCATATACAAAGAAAGCCCATTATCTGACAAATTTCCGATTTTATCGAAATAATACTGAACATACAGGCTATGACGGTGTACAGATATCCAATTCAGTAGGTGAAGTGTGTTACAATAGGTTGTATGATTGTGCCTATAAAAATGAGTCAGCTCAAACAAGTGGACTATCCATTCAGAGCTTTTCAGGTAAATGCTATAATAATTTTCTGCTTGATAGTCATGGAGCAAACTTGCAAGTAGGTCCAATCGGTAATATTGAGATATTCAATAATGTGGCACAATCAAAGTACGGAATGGGGGTACAATTTTTATTTTCCTACGATACGCCCGAACAGAATCCGACTAACGCTCCCGCAGGAAATGGAGTTATAAATAATGACTTACAGATTGTATTTCATAACAATGTAATTTCTACGCCTGGAATGACAGCTAACGGACGTAACACCGTACAGATAAGAGGTGTGCACATGTATGACAATATTATAGCTAATAACGGTCAATTGTTTGGAAACATGACACCGGAGACACTTGCTGTCTGGGAGTCTCAAGCTGTCAATAATGAGGTTTTTCTTTACTCTGATTTGTATCAGAAAGTTATTGATTTAAAAATTGCAGACTACGTAAGTGGAGATTATTGTATTGCTTTTGATAGTTCTCTGATAAGTGCAGGTCTTGGTACTACCTTCAGTTTCGATTATAGAGGATATTTGAATTGGTATAATACAGTATGTCCCATTGGACCTTATATGGGTAAATATAAATCGGATGCTGTTGATGATGAGTCCGTAGAATTACTTTCCATTTCAATGAATAGTGGAAACTCTTCAACCCAAGAACGCGATGTCAGTGTTCTACTTAATTATACAGGGGCAGCTACTCGCTATCGAATTGGTGAGAGTACAGATTTATCATCAGCTACTTGGCAGAACATACCGGAAGGAAATACGGTTGAATTTACCCTGTCTGATGGATTTGGGCAAAAGACTGTTTATGCGCAAATTAGTAAAGGTCAAGCTATAAGTGATACTAAGTCAGCTACCATTGAATATGTAAGTACTCCGTTAACGTTGGAAGCTCTGATTTTAAATGGGGGCAAAATTACTTCAACTTCATTAATCATTCCTGTAACCTTTACTTATGCGGGTTCATTTGCTCCTACCAAATATAGGTTGGGTGAAGTAGCCGACCTTACAGGTGTTGAGTGGGTGGATTACTCTGATAGTGTTAATTACACATTTACTTCTATTGGTTCAAAAACGGTGTATGGACAGTTACAGGATGCGGAAGGAAATCTAACTGAGATTAAACATAGTAGTATTACTATTGTAGAACCCAGTGAAAAAATTGTTATTTCAATTGGATGGACGTTCAACGTATTAGGTGGTGTGGGAGAGCTATACGATGAGACAAACCAATTGGTTAAAGTAGCACTTCAAACTCAAAATATAGTTAGAAATCTCTATACTACAACAGGGCAACAATTAGGAACTATTACTAAGGTAGATTCAGAAGGTACGAGTTACATGATGGAATCACAGAAAGGTGCTTCTACTGGGAACAATAGCGGTATATATCCTGACGAGGTTTTAGAACACAACATCTGTACAGGAGGTAATTCTGAAAAGTATAGGGAATTTAAGATGGAAGGTCTTTCCGCCGGAACTTATAAAATTAGGTTATTCTGTTCTACGATACAGGCTAATTCAGGTGCTGAACGTTCTAAATGGAAAGTATCTGTGGATAGTGTAGAAACAGATTTTTTACTACCTACGGACTTTAATCCTAAAAATAATTTGACCCAGTGGTTAGAACAAACCGTAGAAGTCGGGGAAGATGGTTTCAGTATTCTTTGGGGAGTCGCTTCTTCGGGTTCTTACATTTATGTTCCTTTGAATATTATAGATATTGAAAAAATATGAAAACATTTATTTTCCTTATAGAAAAGTTGGGCTACAAATTTAAAGTTGAAGCCAATTGTGGAGGTGAAGCATTGTACAAGTTAATGCAAGAGAATCCGACACATGAAGTCTTTAATGACTGCATTGAAGGTAGTCCGGTAGGCTTTAATCTTACGGTATTAATGAGAGGTGAAGAGGTCAAAGCTAAGATTAGAGAGTTTGAAGTAACACTCTCAGAGAAAGGTTTCAGTTCTTCTGTATCCGGCTTTGAAGATATTTGCAGCCATATTTCAGATGAACTTCTGTATCCTGTTTCGGTATTGTCACCAATAAAAGAGGTTGCTATAAATTCAGATCAGGATGCCCAAAGAGCTAAGGCTGAAATCCGAAATTGTGTGTATAGCTTAGTAGATAAACTTCAAAATTATGAAGGGTTAGTTTATGAATTAAAAGATTTCTAAAAATCCCGTCCTACCATCACTGGCTGGGCGGGATAAACACTATATGGCCTTAAAGACCAATTTGCTTACAAAGGTAGTATTAATAATTTAAAATAGAGTGTAGAATGAAAGGAATAGATGAATTATTTATTGTGGCCTGGATGCTTTTCGGTATCCTGTTGACGCCGCTTTTCTTTATAGCTTTCGATTTATGGGCTGGAATCAGAAAAGCCAAACAACGTAGTGAGAAGATTTCGAGCGACGGATGGAAACGTACAGTGAATAAGGTTGCGAGATATTACAATGCTTTGCTTGCGTTGGTCGTAGTTGATTGTATGCAGATGGCTGGTGTCTGGTATCTGGATAATTACTATGATTACCATATACCTATTTTCCCGTTTATTACTTTGCTGGGAGCTTTCGGTGTGGCAGCCATAGAGGTTAAATCCATCTATGAGAAAGCAGATGAGAAGGAACGCAAAGAGATGAAACAAGTAGCTGCATTGGCTACCGAGATAGCGAAGCACAAGGCTGACCCGGCAGAGATAGCACAGGCGGTAGTGGAATATATGAATAAAAGTAAGGAGGAAAAGAAATGAAAGTATTGATTGACAACGGTCACGGGGAAAATACTCCGGGCAAGCGCTCACCGGACGGAAGATTGAGAGAGTGGGCCTATACAAGAGAAATTGCCGATATGGTTATTTTCGGCTTACGTAAAAAAGGTGTTGATGCTGAACGGATCGTGAAAGAAGATACGGACGCTCCTTTATCTGAACGATGCAGGCGGGCGAATGACATCTATAAAGAGACAGGAAAAAAAGCTATACTTGTTTCTATCCATTGCAATGCGGCCGGTTCCGGTACTAATTGGATGAACGCAAAGGGATGGAGTGTGTTTGTATCGAATAATGCTTCAAGTAATAGTAACAGGTTAGCTGAATGCCTGGGACAAATAGCAGAATGTATTCCAGTTCCCGTCCGTAAACCAATGCCCAACCAATTGTATTGGCAGCAGAACCTTGCCATTTGCCGGGACACGAATTGTCCGGCTGTGCTCACTGAGAATTTCTTTCAGGATAACAAGGAAGATGTAGAATACCTTTTGTCCCAAGAAGGTAAACAGACGGTTACGCAGATACATATTGATGGTATCGTTAAATATCTGAGCTTATGAAGAAGCTGTCTTGGATATTAGTCATATTGCTGGCGGTGGCTTGTATGGTTGCTTGGTTCCGCCCGCATGAGCCTCTCCCGGTAGAAATACATACCGAGACAAAGGTAAAGACTGTTGTAAAGGTTGAAACATTGCTTATATCGCCACCTATGGCGCCTCTGTTAGTCTTCCAGTTAACAGATACTATGCGCATCGGTGACACTGTTGTACATCGTGAGCAGGCTTATTACGAAGATAGCCTTTATCGGGCATGGGTGAGCGGGTATCGTCCGAAACTTGATAGTTTGCAGATATTTCCAAGAATTGTATATCAAACGGTGACAAATGATATCTATCATACTATTGTGCCCAAGAAGAAAAGTTGGGGATTGGGTTTGCAAGCCGGATATGGTTACTCAAATGGATGGTATATAGGAATTGGAATAAGTTACAACCTATTTATGTGGTGATATTGTTCTCAATATTTTCCTATAATAAATAATTATATCTATTATTTATTTGGAAAGTAAAATCATATTCTATACATTTGAAGACACCATTAGAATTGTAATTATGTCATTTATTCAATAAATAATCTTATGATTGGAAAATGTTTAATATGTAATCAGAAGGATGCAAATCAAACCAATTCGCATCTAATACCAAGTTTTTTAGTAGCAATGACTACAAGCTATGATGGAAGTTACAAAAGAGGTAAGGAACTTATGTTTACAATAGGTCCTTATCAAAGGAGAGTTTATACTGGAGCCTTACCTGATACAAAACTCGGAGAGATTTTTGATCCAATATCAGATGATCGTATAGAAAATGAACTATCTAAAAACACTGTTGCATTAGATTATATTTTTTGTTCCGGTTGTGAGCAAAATTTGTCTAAATATTTAGAAACGCCCTATTCTGCCAATTTATTGAGAAATCAAAAAGTAGATAATGAGATACCTTTATTATTTTGGATTTCTGTAGTTTGGAGAATGTCAATAGGTGGAAACAATGGATTTAAGTTACCTGTAAATATTGAAAACACCTTACATGGATACTTAAAACAATATTTTGCTATAAAAAAAGGAGAATATGACATATCTTTTACTGATTTCATTAAAGAGGTGAAATTCTACTATAAGATTTTGCATTGTAAAGACTATAGTAAAGATAATGCAGGAATGATCTATTGTCAATATGATGAGTCTAACAATATATTAACAATGTTTCTTGGTGATATTTGTATCTGTTTTATGTTTGACTCGGATAATCTACCTGAAAATTATAAATTCTATGGATTAGAATCTTATATAAGGAATGCTGAAATAAATTCAGGAAATGATAAAGAAAAGAGGCAAGATATAAACATTGAAACTTATAAAAAAGCAATTGAATTATTTGTAAAACAAAGCACAAGGATATTAGTAAGTGGAGATCTTCAGATAATGGATAAACTATGGATAGAATCTGGCAGATTGAGATATATGCCATTAAGAATGAAAATGACTTTTCTTAGACTTTTGCATGATGATAGTATAAAGTTAGGAGAAGTAAACACTCCACAACGTTATGTCGATATATTTAATACTCTGAATGATAATATACTTTTATGGTATTTGAATTGTTTATAAACAAAAGATACAACTGATAACTCTTTGAATTGTTTAACAGTATTAAAGCAGCTTTTAGACTGCCTTAATGCTGTTTTAAGTTATCAAGTATTTTCCTGATAGCTTTATCTGCATGATCTCGCATAATTCGTAAATAGTTAAAGATAGGTCTATTCTTCTTCATACTTTGCCCTATGCAGTATTCCAATATTTCCAAAGAAATACCCAGTTCAAAACCATGCTGAACAAATGATTTTCTGGCAGAATAATATGTAACCTTACTCTTTATGTGTAGGGATTGAGCCAGGGATTTTATACTTCGGTTCATGTATCGGGAAAAGTTAGAGTATGAGAAATTATATCCAAAGTCTAATTTTCCTGTATTCCGGTTTATCCATCGTTTTATTATCGGTTCCGCTTCTGGAGGTATGGTAAGAGATATCCGTTTGTCTCCCATCTTTGTATTTCGGCTTTTTGTTCTTATGTATTCAAAGCGAGAAGCATTCCGGAAGTCATAAGAAAGTAGGTCTATGAGATTTACTCCACCCAGATAATAGGAGAGCATAAAGAGATCACGAGCAGCAACAAGTTTCCTTATGCCTGGTGTTGAATCCCGGATCGTTTTGATCTCCTGGACAGTGATGTCAAGTTCTCGCTCTGGAGGAGCTTGTATCTTATGAACGGAGATAGGATCAACATCATAGTGCACAAGATTATGCCTTTTGGCTCGGTTTATGATTGTCCTGGTCCGGCTGATAAACATGTCTATTGTCGTATCATTCATCCGGTAGTTCTTTTTAAGATAGCGAACATAGTTCTGGATTATATAAGGAGTTATAGATGAAAGAAGGATATCACCCTTACAGAAGGTGGTGAAGTATCTGCTGTTCCTTTCCAGAAGAGTAGCATAATTATCTCGCTTATCTTGTTTGAGTTCCTCTATGTATTCAGTGGCCACCGATTGAAAAGTGAGCGGTCTATCAGTATTCGCCCCATTGTGGAGCAGTTCTTTTAATTGGGTGCATGAATAGAGGTGAAGAGAAGATATATTATATAATCTCTCTTCGTAGTCATTCAGTAGATTTCGGAGCTTTATGTTTAAAGTATGAGCTTCTGAATGATTAATAACTTGTCCATCTCTAAATTGTGTTAGAGAATCAACCTTATAGCGTGTTGGTATGTATCGCGTTTCTCTACGGTGATTTATAGCGATACGAATTCTATGTGTTCCGTCTTTCAGAACAGCATGGGGTAATATTACTAATTTGATTGTTGCCATGATTTCGGTTTAAAAAAGTGAAAACAAGTTTTCAACAAGTCATCCGGTCCAAATTTGGCCCAAAAACTCTTTTTTTTGGATCAACGTAAAACCCTGAGGAGTAAATTTCTAAATTAGTATCTTTGCCTTCAAATTTATTTAGTATGGATTCCAATGGTTATCGCCTTCTGCTTCCTGAAGGAACTTTAGATTACTTTGATCTTGTAGATGTGCAGGAAACCTCTAGTGAGGTTGTTATTTATCTTGAAGAAAAGAATGTCGTTCCTGAGCAATATTCCAGCCGGGAAACCGAAAGCAAAGGATTCTATGATCCTGTGGTTGTTCAAGACTTCCCTCTTCGGGGAAAGAAACTTTTCCTGAATATCCGTCGTCGTCGCTGGATTTTAAAGAAGAGTAATGAGTACATCAGCCGCAACTGGCGTATGGTCGCTGAAGGTACCCGTATGACGCAGGATTTTGCGTCTTTTTTAAAAGAGCTATATTGATAGTTATCCGGTTAGCTGTAAGTTATTGGGCACTCTGTATGGTATTGACGGAGCTCTTCTGGAGCGTCAATACCGCAATCATCTGAGTGGTTATCTTCACTGGGATCAGCTTACTCATGCGCAGGATTGGCTGCTTTTTGAAAAGAATATCGGTGCTTATGTCTGTATTGATGAGGTTGCCCTTTCGCGTGGTGAGCTCTATACCATACTCACCAACAAGGCTGCCCATGGTGGCAAAGGCAGTATTATCGCCATAATAAAAGGCACAGATGTCTGTACGGTAAGTTCTGTCTTACTCAGACTTTCCCGCCGTCGTCGCTATCAAGTACGTGAGATAACCTTGGATATGGCTCCCAATATGGAGCAGATTGCCCGTAGCTGTTTTCCTGCCGCCAAACGGGTTACCGACCGTTTCCACGTACAGAAACTGGCTTATGAAGCCGTTCAGGAGATGCGTGTGAAAGCGCGCTGGGAGGCTTTGGATGAAGAATCCACACAGATTGCCTATGCAAAAGCCTGTGGCAGGATATATCACGCTCCCGTTTTCTCTAATGGAGACACGCGGAAGCAGTTGCTGGCAAGAAGCATCTATCTTCTTTACAAGAAAGAATCCTTGTGGACCCAGTCTCAAAGAGAACGGGCTGATATCCTGTTTAAAGAGTATCCGGAGATTAAGAAAGGCTATTATCTGGCCATGCGTTTAGGCCTGATTTATCATCAGTGTAAGTTTAAGGATGTAGCCTTGACGAGACTTGCAAGATGGTATGATGAGGTAGACAAATCCGGATTTCTTGCTTTCGGAAGAGTGGCACGATCCATTCAGACCCACTATCTGAATATTATCAATTTCTTTGAAAAGAGGGCAACCAATGCAGCGGCGGAATCATTCAATGCTAAACTCAAAGCGTTCAGGGCGCAGTTCAGAGGGGTAAAAGATAAGGCATTCTTTTTATATAGACTGACGATGTTGTATGCTTAAAAAAGAAAACCCTCAGGTTTTTACGTTGATCCCAAATGGCAAGGTAGCTAAGTTACTGAAGGTCAATAAACAACAAATGCCCCAAGTATTTCTACTCAGGGCATTTTGTTCGTTTTGAGGTTCCTGGCGAACTACTTGTATTGCTGATAATCAGACAATTGTATTTTTCATTGGTAGAAATTAGGTGGTTATAAATGACTCGATTATCCAATGTTTTATTAGCTTATCTCCAATTTAAGTTTTCTGCGACCCTATTTAAGAACCTTTCTTTTTTGTACTATTGCTATGGAATCGTTAAATTATTACTACTTTCTTATTGATTTTCTAAGAAATATTTTGCAGTTTGGAGGATGCCACTTAATTTAGCTCATGCGAGTTAATATCACTTTATTTGACATAAAATGGCAGAATATTCAATTTATAAATGTATAAGGACTGACAAGCCTTTAAAAAGAAACGGTAAATATCCAATTTATCTTCGAGTGAGGGTCGGATTAAAAGATACCAAGTTTCCTACCAATATTGATGTATTGAAAGAACAATGGGACACCAAAAAGAATGAACCTAAAAATAAGGCATTGCTAATACAGCTTAATAAAAAAGTTCTGGAGTTAGATCTCTATATAAACCGTCTATTGGCAGACGGACAGGAATTGACGTTGGACGTGATCAAGAATTTCTATTTAGGAAAGCGTAAAGTAAAACCAGAAGATGGCTCGTTTTATGACTATTATCTTGATTTTGTAGAACGTAAACGAAAAGAGGGATTGAACCCAGAAACAATTCGCGTCTACATGACTACATTTAATGTACTAAAAGAATACAAGAAGGAGTTCCGAATCAGCGATATATCATTGTCATTTATTGAATCGTTTGATGACCATATGCGAGAGATAAATGGTAACTCACCAGGTGGACGAAATCCAAAGCATAAAAACCTAAGAACGGTTATCCTTGATATTCAAAAACATAATATTCAGGCTAACAATCCATATAAGTGGTTTAAAATACCCAGTTCGGAAATAAAGGAAGTATATCTTGACAAATCGGAACTTAACGCTTTGATAGAATATACTAAACAGTTTGATAAAAGCTCTAAGGAATACAAAATATTAAAAATGTACCAGTTCTCATGTTTCTGTGGCTTACGCTTTTCAGATACAATGGATCTAAGATGGAAAGATGTAGATTTTGAAAACAGTCTAATTCGTAAAATGATGATAAAAACTAAAACGGAAGTAATAACACCACTATTCCCGATGGCTCGTGATATTTTGCTTGAGAGGTCTAATAATGGCAAGTTAATAGGTAGTAATGAAAAGGTGTTCTATAATTTTTCAGAGCCTACTGTAAATCAAACTCTCCGTAAAGAAACCAAACTTGCTGGAATTGATAAGCATATAACCTATCATTCGAGCCGCCACACTTTTGCTACTCTACTTGTAATGGATAATGTAGATATTTATAAGATTTCAAAATATCTCGGACACAAATCCGTAAATATGACAGAGAGATACTTGAAGTATGATTTATCTATTGCTAAAGAATCAGCTAAAGATATTAGCACTTTTTCTGGTGAAAATAAATAATATTGTCTATTTTAGCAAAAAAATGCAATACCATGGCTATTAAAATTCAAGAGCCGACACTATTTTTACGTGTCGATAAAAAGAAAAAAGATGGTCGTATGCCTATATACATACGGTTTCAGAGAATAGACGGAAAAGAGCCTAAATTTCCATTAGGCATTAGTTGCCTTCCAGAGAAGTGGGACAAAGCGGGTAAACATATTCTGGATAATGACGGTTCAGATATACTGCTTCAAGAGGAATTGAATCGTATAAAGAAAGCAATCCGTAGTGCCGAAATTGATGAGATTGAAATTACAGTAGATATACTAAGAGAAATCGTATCCAGAAAAGAAGAGAAAGCTAACAAACCAGAAAACCAGTCCTTTTATTATTATTTTGAAGAGTACATCTCCAAAAAGAAAAATATAGGCGAAATGGGTGAAAGTACTGTGAAAACCTATCATACGACTATTAGAGCACTCAAGGAGTTTCGTTCAGAAATACGAATAAAAGATATTAGTACGAAGCTACTTGATGATTTTGATAAATTCCTCATTAAGCGTGGTCAAGAAAATAATCATGGAGATGTCAAAGGTAGCAGACATAACAGGAGTAAGCATATAAAAGCGATAATTCGACATATCGAAAACTTAAAAATACCAATTAAGAATCCCTATAGGACACTTGATTTATCTATTCCAAAGTATATAGTAAACAAGACATTTATCGAAATAGACGAACTTTGTAGGATGCATGAACTAATCAATAAGCTGGAAGTTACTTCAATTGAGCGTAGAGTTCTATTGATGTATTTATTTTCTTGCGCTTGTGGAATTAGAATAAGCGATATTTTAGTTCTAAAGTGGGGGAATCTTGATGTAGACCTTGATCCTTGGATTCTAAGTTTTGACGCAAAGAAAAAGAAAAAACATGTTGATGTACCGATGTTTCCTTTAGCATTGGAGATATTGCAATATGCACCTGAAGGAAATTTGGATAATGTTTATAAAGAGAAGCCTATTTTTCCTTGGTTCTGCCAGAAGCAAGAAAATATTATCAATGAGACTCTGAGAGAACTTGCTAAAATAGCGAAAATTGAGAAACATCTGACCTTTCATTCTTCCAGAAGAACCTTTGCTACAATTGCAATCGCACAAGGTGTATCAATCGAAACCCTTAAAAACTATATGGGGCATAGCAGTATAAGAACTACAGAACGCTACACGAAGTGGAGCCCAAAACTTGCTGAACATAGTGCGAATAAAATCAATTTATTTGATCTTAAAACACTATTGAAGAAAAAGAAAAGATAGCTTCTTTAAGATATAAACGAATAACAAAATATTAAATTCATGTAGAAATTTGAATAAGATAGCACACAGAGACAAAAAGTCTTATTATCTTTGTATCGTTCTTTGGAACATAATTAAAAAAATAAGAAGTGCCTTTCCAGTTAAAATCGCCAGTTTAAACCTAAAAGTGCACGCTCTGGTACGAATGACTCACCATAAGTGGGTTGTTCGTCTATCTGCGTGCAGGTGTCTGGCGATACCTTACTGGAAGTGGACGGCAGCCCACTTCTTCTATCGCTAACCACCTTATTGGCTGCGAAGGTAGAAACTTTTATATCTATGGATAAAGATCTTCTAACTGCTTGGATTGTAATAATAGCTGTCTTGGTTATTATCTTCTGTATTTATTGTACTCTTGGTTCTTTAGCTAAGAAACGTGGACGGAGTTATTGGGGATGGACTATAATCTCATTCTCTATCCCACTTATTAGTGCTTTGTTCTTCTTACAAATTGAAGGAACTCCTATTCTCGTAATTTTCGTACCATTCTTAATCGTATATATCATATCTTTGCTTGCAGTTCTACTGTCTGGTAAAACAGATGAACAGAAAAAGAAAGAATTATGGGAAGCAGAAGAAATAAGACACATGGTTGAACGTAAATATGCGAATACCACTTCAGTTACTCCTAATAAGACAGAATAAACACAGATTCTGCCATTGTTAAGTTTACTCCATACAGCAGCATTCAAATTACGTTTAATACTGAAAATATTTAGAATAAAATCGGACTATTTAACTCCAATAAAGAACTAATGATTCAAAAAAATGAAGAAGTAGGAATATCTTCACGAATTGTTCCTATTTCTTGTTTTTCAAAATAGGGTTACACAAACTATTAATGACTTATACAGAAAGTAACCATGAAAAAGAAAATATATTTTTGGGAATGATATTTATTTGCCTGCTATTAATTTTAATTTCTCCTATACTACCGTCCTTCGATAAAAAGGGTAAAACTGCTTTAGAAGTCAAAGCAAAGCTATTTTCCTCACAGCCTTTAAGTCGTTATAAAATAAACGTTTCCGAGGGTGAGACGGAGACAGAAAAAAGCTAATCGCAAAATATAACAATTGGATTGGAACTTCCGAAGCTATCATAAGTAAAAAATAACGTTTTTACATCTTTTTATATTGTTCTTTTTTGTTTATATGAAATAATATTAATATGTTTGCGGTATTAATATTAAGCAAAATGAAAACCACTAATCCTTTCAACGATTTATCATTATCAGTAAATCCTAAAGCTATTTTTGAGTGTTTTAGCCATGAAGCTAAAAGCGTTAGCCTAAATGAGCGAGTAAGAATTTTAAAAGACATTGTAGTTGCAGGATATGATCTAAATAAAGTAATCCGTACTTATTTGAAAAATAAAGTAGCATTAGAGGATGAACACAGAATAAACAATATTATAACATCTCTAAATTGTTACACTCAAACGATTTTGGAAGAATATCTTAATTCCTATAAAAAGGAAGATACAATTACAGATGCCACCAAAGAATTAATAAAACAATTCTACGACGAACAGAACATTCTTGACACAATGGAAAAATCTGTAAATATTTTAGTCAATACTATTAAAGAAATATACAAGAAAAAAACTTATCAGCATCCAAATACCACTATAAAAGACTTACTGATTTCGTACATTAATCGAGACACTACTCTTTACAATGAACAAAGCAAAACACTAAATATAGATTTAAATGAGGATATATTGGAGCATATAAAACAGAGGGATAAAGAAGAGAGAACAGAGTCTCCTTGGCATTATTATGAACTATATTCATGGTTCAAAGGTGTGCTATTACAAGATTTAAAAAATAATCAAATTAGTTATTATAAATCTGTATGGCAAATTCCTGCTGTATGGAGCTATAATTCTTATATAAAGAAATTCTTTCCAAAAGAAGATGAAGATAAGTTAAAAGCAGACAGAGATTTTAGGCAAGAAAGGTTATTGGATTTTGCCGAAAAGGTAGTCAATGTTTTGTGGAAAAATCAGCCTTTATTTGATGAACCAAGCTGGTTAGTCAGATGTAACTACAGAAAAACTGATAGACAGTATGAAATGAAAGAGAGACTGTATGCTGATAATAAAATTTCTATATGTATACAAGATTACGAAGAAGAAAAAGATGGAGTTTGTTATGAGAAGTTACAAAAAGGAGAAAAAGTAAAGAAGGCTCCACTGTATATTAGTCGTTTTTGTCTATTGGCAAAGCAGATTCAAGTTAATGACATATTGGTTATTTCAGAATATTCGGACCATGACATCAAACTTGGCTTATTAAAAAAAGGGACGGAGATTGAAGAAATAAAAAAAGAAGGCTATACTTTATATTGCCTACAGATGAAAAGTGTATATTGCGGTATTCATGAAATTAACAGCATAACCTTACAAAACTTTCCGATATTAAAAGGATTAATGCCTCATAGTATTACCTTAAGTCCAATAAAAAGGAGAACAAATGCTATACGAAGTATCTATTATGGATATCCTTTGCAAAACGAATTAGATGCAATACCGGATGAAGAGATTGAGAAAATGTGTCATGAATGGTTAACCTCGTCTTTTGCCCTTGAATCCATCCGAATTGTAAAAACATTGATGGAAAAAGGGAAAGGGATGCATGATATTGACGTGTTAGGATTAAACAAAAATAATCAAGTCATAGCTGCACAAGTCTCGTATACCGATAATGTAAGCACGATTAAAGGCAAATATAAAAGTCTGCTTAATTATAAGTATGCAGATAAATACATTCTTTGTACATTAAAAAACAAAGAAGAAGTTAGCACTTTTATGAATATAGATAATGATAATCTAACAATAATATCTTTAAATGACATCTGGAAAGATTTCAATAATAGTCGTATGAAATAAAAAGTACTTCCAATTCAAATAGTATGTTCATTCTTACTTTTGCTTCAAAGGTTATAAAATGAAAGAATGAATATTATTTAGCATTTGATGGAAATACACTATCTTTGACGAAGCTAAAGAAATGACAAATGATAGATAGTATAAAAATCATACTAAGAGATTTTTCGGGAGATTTAAAGAATTGTATTCCAAAACCTTCCAGAAAACTAATAGAGAATCCAGGTGAAAAGGAGTATGATAATTATCGACTACCAAATCGCGCAAAATCTGACAGGCATTATTTAACTATTAATCATGCCTTGAAAACGAACACAATAAAGATTGTAGGTAGTCTTCGAAAACGTGCTTATCATAAGGCTTCATTCTCAGACCTTAACAAAGATAAGTTTGAACAAACGATACGAGAGTTGGCTAAAACCCTAAACATTACATTTGAGGAAATTAAAAAAGCCCGTTTCACTGATTGTGAAATCGGAGCCAATATAAATATTCGCTACCCAGTCAAAGAAGTCCTTCATATGGTTGTAGCTTATTCTAAACTCAAGAGAAATGATGAGAGGATAGATGAAGGAACACTCTATTTTGAAGGTACAGACAAAAAATTAAAACTCTATGCTAAAGATATAGAAATTGCTGCAAAATCCCATTGGACAAAACAAGATAAACGAAAAGCTTGTTATGCCAGACTGCGAGAATGTGGAAATAATATGCTAAGAATTGAGTTCACTCTAAAGTATCAAAGATCATTTAATCACCACCAGATGGGATATATAAAGAATATTGGAGACTTGATAGAGCATTATCACGATTTATATGCTTTCTGGACAAGAGAAGTCGCCCGACTTATCTTCTTTAACTATTTAGATTATAGCAATGCTCAACTCACCGAGAAAGAGAAATATATCATAAACGGATTGGAACAATACGGATTTGAAAGTTTTGCGGAGGAGTATCAGAATCTTTGCACTTTAAACTCTAAAACGACCAACAGTATTAAAACCGCAAAAAGTCAAGCGTATAAATCCATTTGTAAAATTTTGGATGAATACTATGACCGCAAAACGTACAATATGTATAACCTTAGAGTTGACATAGCAAAACACCTTATTAGAAAAAGTAAGTCTGAGAACCTTGATTTACCGCTATTATTAAGAAATTTATGGGGCAATAAGTCGTAGTCGCAGATAATAATAATAATAATAATAAGCTTAAAAAGTAATTATATAGAGTATAAGCAGCATTATCTAATCATTGTAGTATATTAGAATCTTCTTTTGTATATTCGACCTTTGTATATTGAAAGCCTACAATACTGTTTAAAAAACAAAACTGAACAAAGAGAATACAAAAACCAAGAACAAACCCTATTCCCATTGATACTAAATATATTATTGGGGTTCTTTGTTGTTGCTATATCTACAATAGGAAAATACAAAGGAAGAGCTATAAGAGTAAATATTAGCAATGACTAAGAATAAAGACCTTAAATAACAGAATCACCTACTTTGAAGGTTTACTTATCAGCTTGAAACCGAAATAAAAACGTAATAGCACATGTGCTATACGTCTAAATCTAAAAAAAATAATAAAAGGCATCTGACTTTTTTGAAATAGTTACAAAAAGCTTTTCGCAATCGTTTCATGCCTTCTACGAATCTTCTCCTTTCAGAACGGACACTTATAGTTTTAACCGTAAAAACCTTGCTAATCGAAGGTAAATGATAGAATTCAGCATATAATACTATACACAGAATAGATTACTTCCAGAAACATGAAACGGTTGGTGCATTATCCTATTTCTTTAATCCTCTTTATCTGCCTATTCAGAAAATAGTCAGTATATCTACCATAATCCTCCGTTTCATAAAAAGCTATCAATCCTTTCCTGTAGTTCAGAATATCTGAGTCTTTCGCAGAATATACTGGAATAATGTCAGCGTTCATTAAAGCAATACTTTCTATCATTCTTGCAGTTCGTTTATTTCCATCAATGAAAGGTTGCAGACGAGCAATATTACAATGTAAATAGACTGCTTTCTCTAACGGATTATCATATTCTTCTTGTTGAAAAAGAATCTCATTTAGTTTACCTTTTATTTCTTGTTGATTCTTAGGTGGAATATACTCCGTTCCGCTGATACGAACGGCACGGGTTCTTAACGAACCCGATTCTTCATTAGATACCAGTCCCGTCGAAATAGATTGGTGTATTCTGAAAAGAGTACGCTCATTTATGGTTTCTTGATTCTTTCCTTTATTGATATATTCCAGTTCAGAAATGAAAGTATTGTAGAGATTTTTAAGCATCTTGGCATCTTCATACTTCTTTTCGGAAGTTATGCCATCTTTTAATAGTGCTTCCGTTTCAACGTAAGTATAAGTATTACCTTCTATTCTTCCGGAATAGTAACACCAAACTACCGCCAAGTCCTTTATCTCATTAGAGTAAAGTTCTGATAACTTAGCCAAAGGACTTTCTAAAATAAGAGAAGCTCTTTTCAGTTGTTCATCGTTGAATATCGGTTTCAT